GAATGGGATAAGAAGATGGCAAAGAAGATACAGGATAAATTTAAACTAACAGACTATCAAATGTTATGTCTTGCTTTTGGTAAAGGTTTCATCATAGGAGCGATTTTACTTTAGACTCTTGATCTAAATACTATATTATGACTGAAGACCAAATCCGAAAGGTCACCTACACTAAAGATGAGGTGAATATGCTAATCCAAGCTGCCGTTGCTGAGGCAAAGGAGATGGATACCATTTTAATGGCAAAGCATAATAGAACAGCTACCATCATCAGTATGATTCTGGGTCTTATTTGCCTAGCATTATTTGTTGATGGTTTATTACGTATCCTTGGTATCATCCCACCCTTTATGGATTTGGATGTTAACGTCATTGATGATATAATAGAAAGAGTTGAGGACGATGTGATGCCACTAGTCCAACAAGCCAAAGGTTACATACCACGAATTTAATTATGGAACATCAATCACCACCACCTGCTTGGGATAAGACCAGACACCAAGTAAAGAGTAAATTTTATTACATCTTCTGGGGTGCTGCTACTGTATCAGTATTCATTGGTCAGATGTATGTTGGAACAGGATATCGTCAGATGTCTGAGTCCTTCAATAGAATTATGGATGCTATCGTTGTTGAGGTCGAGAACTATCCTCGGTTCTATTAATGATAGACACCTCACCTAGTTCATTAAGAATGTTTGCCGTTCTAATCCTAGGTGTGGTCTGGTTTTATATCCTATGTCATCCAGTCGAAGATGATTAAGAGAATCTTTAATGATTAAATATTTAATAGCGAGCTCATTATGTCAGACTTTGACATCAAATCTCTATCCGATCTCGTTGAAGAAAACTTTAAATTCCAAGATATGATTATTGTTTACCAAGAACATATTGAAGTTTTAGAAAAGGAGAATGAAAAGCTCAAGGAGCAGATTATAGTGCTGCAATCTCTCATAGACAAAGAACTTCTAGAAGACATTAAAAAAGACCCTTAACGGGTCTTTTTTTTGTGTGTTTCTGTGTTTGTGTGCTTAATCTGATCTATGCAAGGACTTCCTTGCAGATTCTTTTACAACTTGATTGCTCATCCTCACATTCGATCAGACAGTCAAAGTAGTCGTCTATGTTATCCTCTTGAGAGGATCCTTCGTGATGATTCCATTCTGCCATCTGATTAAAACTGAGGACTGTGTTGGACATTTGAATCTCCTAACTGGACAACATAATAAAGCGGTTTGGGTTCATCTTGTTCTCCCTCGCTGCTTCTATTTATAAGAGTTTGGTCCGTATTCGCTGATACATTTACGAATATTTATGCCTAGGCATATATACTTATAGAAGTCGTTATCCCACCATAATGGTTTGGATCATCAGAGCAGGTGTTTGGTCTGTTATCTTCTACGGACTTACTAGTCTATATTCAACCGCTTGGTAATATATACAGTAGGATTGACCTTACTTATGAAATACCTCTTTGCTCTACTGGCTACCTTCTTTTTAGTCTTACCTGTACAAGCTGCTAACATCACAATGGGTTCAGGTGGGAATTTAGTATTCGAACCGAACGAGATAACAATATCTGCTGGAGAAACAGTTACATTTACAAACGGAGATTTACCACCTCATAATATGCAGGTAGCAGATCATCCAGAATTATCACACGGAGATCTAGCATTTACTGCTGGTGAAAGTTTTGATGTTACCTTTGCTGATGCAGGTGACTATAACATTCAATGTGATCCTCACGCTGGTGCTGGTATGAAGGGGGTGATTCACGTTGAGTAATATAGTTTGGTCAGTTAACATAATGTGTGCCCTGCTCATTGTTGCAGTTGGGGTGGTTCTCGTATACATATTTCAGTACGATAACTGGTATCCGAATTATGGGGAAGATGACACCTCCGAGCAGGAAGAGCTGCTACAACTTCCGAGTGATCTCAATTGACAAGGTAGTAGATGGCGACACTATTGATGTTACTATTGATCTCGGCTTCGATTTACACAAGAAAGAAAGAGTTAGAATTGCAGGAATTGATACGCCAGAGAAGAGGACAAGAGACCTCGAAGAGAAGGCATTAGGTATTGATGCTACTAATTGGATGAAGTATACCCTAGAGGATACTATTGCAGGAGAGAATGAACTTATAATCCGTACAGAACTTAAAGGTGGTATGGGTAAGTATGGTAGACTCCTGGGCTGGTTGTATGTTGGTGATCAAGAGACATCACTTAACGAGCAGATGATTGAGGAAGGATATGCTTGGGAATATGATGGTGGTACCAAGAATAAGAATTTTGAAGAACTAAGAGATATACGTAGAGAACAGGGTACACTGGTAGAAGATAATCCAGATGGTACTCACGATATAGATAACGATGATGTAACACCACCACCTGAAACAGGTGCTGCATCAGGAATGGCTGGTCCTTGGTAAATGGCTGAAAACCAGATATATCTTGGTAACCCGAATCTAAAGAAAGCAAACGTTGCCACAAATTTCACACCTAAGCAGGTGAAGGAGTTTATTAAGTGCAGCAAAGATCCGATCTACTTTATTAAGAAGTATATTAAGATCGTGTCTTTGGATGAGGGTGTTATCCCATTTGACCTCTATGATTTTCAAGAGGATATGGTGAATCGTTTCCATAACAAACGATTCAATATTGCCAAGCTTCCACGACAGTCTGGTAAGTCCACTGTCGTTACATCATATTTACTTTGGTATGTCATCTTCAACGGAAACGTCAACGTCGCAATCCTCGCAAACAAAGCAGCCACTGCAAGAGAAATGTTGGGACGCTTACAACTTTCTTACGAGAATCTTCCTAAATGGATGCAGCAAGGTATTATTGGCTGGAACAAAGGGTCAGTGGAATTGGAGAACGGAAGCCGTCTCCTGGCTGCAAGTACTAGTGCTAGTGCTGTTAGGGGTATGTCCTTTAACGTTATATTTTTGGACGAATTCGCGTTTGTTCCGAATAATATTGCTGAACAGTTTTTTAGTTCTGTCTATCCTACTATATCTTCTGGTAAGTCAACTAAAGTTATTATCATATCTACCCCTCACGGGATGAATATGTTCTACAAACTCTGGCACGATGCAGAGCGTGGAACTAATGAATACACACATACTGAGGTACATTGGTCTCAGGTTCCAGGCAGAGATGCTGAATGGAAAGAACAAACCATACGTAATACATCAGAGCAACAGTTCAGGGTTGAGTTCGAATGCGAGTTCTTAGGATCTGTTGACACATTGATCTCAGCAAGTAAACTGAGAATGATGGCTTATGATGATCCACTTAATGCTAACAAAGGACTTGACGTTTATGAAGACCCTATCCCTGAACACAACTATACGATCACTGTTGATGTTGCGAGAGGCATCGACGGAGATTATAGTGCTTTCACTGTATTTGATACTACTACAATTCCTTATAAATTAGTTGCCAAATATAGAAACAATACAATTAAACCCCTCATCTTCCCAGACATCATTGTTGAAGTTGCTAAGGGATATAATGAAGCGTACATACTAATTGAAGTTAATGATGTTGGTGCACAGGTAGCAGACATCGTTCAGTACGATTTAGAATATGAAAATTTACTAATGGCTGCTATGAGAGGAAGAGCAGGTCAGGTAGTAGGTCAAGGATTCTCAGGTGGTAAGGTTCAACTTGGTGTCAAGATGAGTACCACAGTTAAGAAGGTTGGTTGTTCTAACCTCAAAGGATTGATAGAAGATGATAAGATAATAATTAATGATTATGATACCATCGCTGAACTAACCACGTTTATTCAGAAGGGTCAGTCTTGGCAAGCAGAAGAAGGGTGTCACGATGACCTAGCAATGTGTCTGGTTATGTTTGCGTGGTTGTCTGTACAGGATTATTTTAAAGAACTCCACGACAATGATGTTCGTAAGAGAATGTATGAAGAGCAACGTGAAGCAATCGATGCTGATATGGCTCCATTCGGTTTCATTGTAGATGGACAGGAAGATGAATCATTCGTAGATGAAGTGGGAGATAGGTGGCACGCAGACGAGTATGGAGACCGTACCTTTATGTGGGAGTACCGCTGAAAAGTGCATTGTCATAAATAATTTGAGACTAATTGATAGAATTTTCAGGAGATTAAACAATGGCATCCACCCAACTTTCACCAGGGGTTGTTGTACTTGAAAAGGATCTCACTACAGTAGCTAACGCTACTCTTGATAATGTTGCGGTGGTAGTAGGTTCCTTTGAAAAGGGTCCAGTAAATAAGATAGTTGACATTACTTCTGAGAAGGAGTTACTATCTGTATTTGGTAGACCAAACGATTACAACTTCGAGTACTGGTATAACGCAGCTCAGTTCCTATTATATGGCGGTACGCTTAAGGTTATCCGAGCCAATTCAACATCGTTGAAAAACGGTATTGATACTGCTCAGACAACTTCTACAACTTTCAGTGCTAGTGATACTACATTGACTGTTGCTAGTGCAGCTGATATAGCGGTTAACGATTACCTCTTAATAGACGCTGAAATCGTTAAGGTTACAGTGATATCTTCACTAGACCTAACAGTTCAACGTGGACAGCTATCAACCTCCGCAGTTAGTCACGCTGCTTCTTCATCAATCACATTGATTGAAGACGCTGGTACTTC